GGCTGTGTAGACACCCCTGCACCGCTACCAGTGCCCGTCCCAGTGGCGGTACTTGTTGCAGCCCCTGTACCCGTAGCGGCTTCGGTAGAAACACCCGTCCCTGTGGCCGCACCCGGCACTACATTAGTTGCCGTCCCAGTGCCTGTTGCAGCGCCTGTATCTACAACTGTTGAGCTACCTGTTCCTGAAACAACGTTTGTCGGAGTACCTGTAGCGCCACTATCGGCAACAACACCAGTATTAACCTGAGTAACGACAGGCCCAGAGGGAATTGACGGCGGGGTGTAACGGGGAAATTCTTTCGGCCACGTTATCGGCGGGCCTGAATCATCAGGAGGTATATAGCGCGGTGGCTGAGTTGGTACAACCGGCAGTTCGGGCGGGACATATATAAGAGGTGGTTCATTGCGAGGGGAAGGGGTATCACCTTTTGGCTTTGTTTGCTCGGTCGTTATATCCGGTTGAGTGACGACAGGCGCAGGAGGGATTGACGGCGGGGTGTAACGGGGAAGTTCTTTCGGCCACGTTATCGGCGGGCCTGAATCCGGCGGGGGCGTATAGCGAGGCGGTTGAGGTGCAACAACCGGCAGCGTGGGCGGCACATAGACAAGAGGCGGTTCATTGCGAGGAGAGGGTCTAGTAACATCTCCCGCTGGGGTAGATCCACCAACCTGCGTAACCGTTGTAGAAGCGTCACCCGTAGATTTCGTGTCGCTCTGCGTAGCCGCAGTATCTGCCGCTTTCGGTTGGATATTAGTTGTATCAACCTTCAACGGCTCTGTCGGCTTAGTATCTAACGGGGGCACATCAACCGGCTTAACAGGAGTTACATTAACGGGTTTTGGAGGCGTTACATCAACAGGCTTAGTTTCCGTTTTAGCTACCAGACTAGTATCAGCGGGTATTTGTGCGGGGACTTGCAATGCCTCAGCAGACTTGGCTGCATCCGCCGCCACCATTCTAGTTTGAACTTCTGTCTGTATATCCGGCGGAAGCTCAGTTAAATCAATGATGACCTTGGACTCGTTGTCCATAATCTTTTGGCGACCATCAGCAAACAAAAACAAACTGAACCCGTTGTTCATGTCATAGGTCGTCGTTCCAGTCCCAGTATCAACGGCTGCTACAGAAAATGGCACAAACCCTAATGACTCCCCCGCGCCTTTGCCAAAGAAAGTTGATCCACCCGTCTCAGGCGGCGTAGTAGATGTTCCAACGCTAACAACACCAGCCTTTTGATCATCCGTCACACCAGTTTTAGTAACATCCGCAGTTTTTTCACCAGAAGACTCCCCTAGATCGGTAGGCTTAACAGCGTTGCCTCGGAGCATCTCAGCAAAATTCGGGTTCTTAGCTTGTTCGTTTACTAGGGTCTCTTCAATGATGTCATCAGAGATCCCGGCATCACGCATCCGCTTAACGACTGCATCAAGACCTTCAATTTCTGATTGCAGCCAAACCTGCGTATGTCCCGGCTGTAATGCTCTTTTGAATCGATCTGGCTCTTCAACCGCATCCGTCGCAATCTGTCCCGACGATGCTACTTGCACAAAAGGAGCGATTTGTCCAGAACCAATCAAATCAGATTGTCGTTGAATCTCATCCGCTAGCGGGTCTGCACTTGACAACTTTTGCAGACTCATCGGAACTTCACCCGGGATAAACCCCGGAGCTAGTTGTCTTGTAGGCTGGTTAGGATCAGAGATAAAGCTTTCCCGACGAATCGTCGGCCCCATGTCAGGAGGCCCAACGGCCCCCATCGCCGGATCTAGCGACGGGATCGTTCTGGGAGCCTCATTAGCAGATCCAAAGTCCTCCGGCTGTGCGGCAGGAGTAGGCGTACTGGCTGATCCAAAATCTTCAGGTTGTGCAGCAGTCGGTTGTTTTAATGTGGCCGCAAAGTCGGACTGAGCCTGTGATACAGCCCTTTTAACTAACTCTTGGTCTAAAGGCTTGCCAGATATTAACGACCCAATAGTCGTTGTTACTAAAGCCTGCTGGCCCGGAGTCAGATCAACAAACTTCTTCCCACCAGATTCAAATTGCGAAGTTCCAAGCGTTACCGCCCCTTGAAGAGTCGCAGCAGAAATCTTGTCACTCAAACTGCCTTCGGTGTTCAACCCAGCCTGAATAGCCTGAGTGACCGCACTCTTGATCTTTGGATCCTTAACATCACTAAACCCCGGGATACTGTCTGAAATCAGATTAAAAGCTTCCCCGGTAGCGGCACCTAAACCCGCGGCTGTCACATCTTGACCAACCACCGCCGCTCTGGTCATCGCGGAACCAATAGAGGTTGCAAACTTCTGCCCAGCAGGGGAGTCAAAAATCCCCTTGGCTGCATCTCCTATCACATCACCAAGTTGCGCCCCTAACAGCGTCCCCGCGCTCGCTAACACCCCTTGTTTAATGTCTCCCGTTAATACGGAAGTCAGAACACCTGAACCAATAGCCCCCAGCGTGGCAGGAGCTAACGCGGCAGCAGCGGCTTGACCAATAGCCATCTCTGCTACAAACGCACCAATTGCTTGACCAATCCCCGGAATAGCCAATGACGCTATAGCTACAAACGGGGCAATGTCTTTAACATCAAAGTCCGAACTTGACGGCCCCGGCGTTGAATAGAACACCGGTATTCCGTTGACCATCGAAATGTTTAACGATGTGTTTTTGCCAGCAAAAGACCCACCAAAAATATACTGCTCATCCGTAGGAGCAATTGTTGAGTTAGCGTATATGTACGACGCATCGTGACCTGAGTTGAGAGGTTGACCACTGTTTTTGTTATACAACTGCTTGCCGGTAACAACGCCGTCTTCTTTTATTTCTCTTTCACCAATATCGGCTACGTCTCCGATGCCGCTCCGTACAAGCAACTCTGCCATGTACCGAGTTGCGGCATCAATCCCGCCCATGTCACCAATAGAGCCTGTGTAGTATTTTTCCGTACCAAAGTTTTTGCGTTGTTCTGAAATCTGTTGAGCAACATTGTTAATTGCGGCAATACTTAATCGAGCACCATCAGGAGACTCTGTATATAGTTCTGGCAACTCCGTGTTGACAAACCAGTTTGGATTAGTTGACAGAGTTTCCATCAACTTTAAGGTTGTATACCCAGATCCAGTAACACCTTCCGGCTTAGGAAAGAATTTGTCATACGCGCCCGTACTTGCAGCAGAAGTGGCGTCTACAAATCTTTGAGCTATCGTTAAATCGGTATCGTCTACGCGACCGTCTTTATTGAGGTCTCCGTATTCATAACCTCTATGACGGAAATTGTTCCGAAATCGATAGATCTCTTCTCTAGGAGGGCCAAAGATTTGCATCTTTATGTCCTTGGATTCACTGCTGATAGAAGCGCAGCAGCCCAGTCAAACCAGTCATCAAAGTCATCCGTATTAGGAATGGCTTCGTTTGTAAACACATCAATCGCCTTCAACCCGTCACCCCAAAGCTTCCAGTCCGTATTGGCGTCTGGAATAGCTAGTTGCTGGGCAGCATACTGCTCAACCATCAGGCACGCCCAAGACTCAAACGTATGAAACCTCGGGTCGTATACAAGAGGTGATTCGGTACTAGCCATTAGCAAGATCTCTAGTAGCCACGCTGATCCCCAATGTCCGCGTTCAACACAACTTTCCCTAATTGATAATCACCACCAGCAACGTTAGAGACAAACCTTAACCTCAGCTCTCTCCGCTGTTCCTTCATATCAATCTTGTTCGTAGTTGAGTCAAAGGTGTACGGGCCAGTCGTTGAATCATCACTCTGTGCATACGGCCTCCCTGTGATGTACAACTCCATCTCACCCTCAAGAAGGAAGTCAGGCTCAACCCTCTCTAACCGCAGCCACTTGTTTATCCCTTCCATCGCCGGTTGACTCGGGCCTCCCGATACCCACCCAAGATCGTTCGTCTCGAAGTAACTCTCAATCGCCTCTACATTCTGCCCGTCAATCGAATCTACCCCGATCTCATGCTGATAGATCTGGATTCGATCAGGAGGCAAAGAGAACGTAAGACTCACCGCGCCAGTCCCCGTAGCGGCAGCACTCATCTCAATCGCCTGAGCATAGATGGCCGTCACAGGGATCGAAAACCCCGACCCCGTTCCGCCTAGATTCGTATTGCTCGCAGACAGTACATCCCCAATCTCATAAGCCGCTCCGCGAAGAACAATCGTTACTGATGCGACCTGACCACCCACTACGCCAATATCAGCAGTAGCACCATATCCAGAACCACCAGTAAGAGGAACATTGACGTAAGACGCGCTTACATATCCAGACCCCGGCGTGATCGCTCCTAACGTCTTCAGGTTAGAACTCGTGATCGCTACAACCGAAGCTCCCGTAGGAATGTTAGAACCAGAAACAACCTGCCTCAAAGCTACTTGAGTGTTGTAAGTGTCTAGAAAGATGAAATCACTTCCGCTCGTAATGTTCATCGTCTGAGTAAAGATCACCGTCTCTGGGAGCGTGTTCCACCCAGCCATGACAGGAAACGCAAACACTTGGGAGAAATACCCGGCAGACCTTCTAGCCCCTAGAGCCTGACCCGCGTCATACCAAGTCTGTTCACGGACGTTGTAAACAATCGCATCCGTACACTCGGTCGCGTTCCCTCTAGGATAGAACCACCAGATCTCTCCGTATCGAGGAACCTTAGTTACCCAAACCTTCTGTCTCTGACTGTAGTTCAGATTGTCAAAGAACCAGTTCTGGTTCATCGAGTTCGGGATCTCTTTGACCGTCCCGTTATAAAGAAGGAACCTATCAACCCCGCACCAGTAATAGATGCCGTCATACTCAATCACGCACTGACTCGACATGATCGAAGTCTGCGAAGAGATAATGTCGTACCGCCAGAACGTCGGAGTAGCAAAGTTCGCCGTCCCCGGGACACCTAGATTTGTAGGCGCATATGACACCCTAACTAGGGAATCCAAACTCCAAAAGAGTCCAGACGGAGAGTTAGAGCCGCCTCGAACCGGCAACCCTTGTACGATCTTCCCTGTTGCTACGTTGACTGAGTTAGCATCACTAGACACCCAGTCATCCGTATTGCCAGCAGCGCAGTTCCTAAGCAGCCCGTTGTTCCCGTATACGAACAAGTACGGATGAAGCGAAACCACCCCGCCAGACACTTCTACGTTATTGTTGAACGTAGCAGTCACCGTTGCAGAGGCTGTTGCATTGTTCGACATCGTGACCGTCGTACCAACAACTGAAACCACCGTAGTATTTACAGGGATCCCTGCCCCGGTAATCGTCTGCCCAGCACCAATCAAAGGGTTTGATACCGCTAACGTAAGAGTCGGGCTGAGGTTGGTCGTCGTTACTGAATCAGTAAACACGCCAATCTGACTCATCGTCGTGCCGGTAATGTTTCCAATCAAAACCGGCGTGTCATTGTCCGAGTCAATCGCCTGTAGGTTCTGACCGGGATGAGCAACAATTGTCTGAACCCCGGAACCTCCAACATCATAAAACCCGTCAAACTGCCAGAGGTTAAGCGGAGAAGCAGTGAAGTTCGATAGAGAGAACTCTCCAATGCCCGCCCCAACCCCATTATCATCAATGGTCAGAACTTCCAGCCCGTTGTTATAACCAGAAAAGATAGAAGTAAAGGCGTTCTGAGCGTTCACCCAGATGCCTCTAGATGGCCCAAACATCTGATCTGAGATAACCCTGTATCCCAGCATCTTCCTCGGGCGACCTCGTTGAAACCTTACCCAACGTCCATCGTTATAGAACTGCTTGTCGAAAAGAGTTCCATCCCTCTGAATACCGGGTTTGGTATCTAAAGCAAAGACTTTCTGCGTCATGAGAACAGTCCGCCAGAAATGCCACCTGTCGTCCCAGAACCAAACGTGCCCGTACCATTAACGGTCAACCCGGTTCCCGTTAACCCAAACATCGGCACTTGCTCAATTGAAATGCCAAACTCGCCTGAATTGGGCCTGTAAATACCTGTGTCCGTTTCTGAAGCAAAGTTCAACGCCGGAGCCGCCGCGGTTCCATCCACCAGCGATACATTCACCGCTCCAGCAGCAATCGTCGAAGCATTCAGCAAGTTGACCGAATCACACAGCAAGATCACCTGTTGCCCCGCAGGAATCGTCGCTACAGCACCCCCCGCAGCACCTGTCTGAAAGGTGATCTGATACCCCGACCCACCACCGTCAGTCTGATTAGTGATGTAGTAAACCTGAATCGTCTGAGGAAGGTTGACCGTCACATTCCCCGTTAGAGTCCCGGTGTACTTCTGTACGACGTTCGCTGCCTCAGAAGCAGTAAGCGTGTACGTCCCATTAGTAACCGCTTTTGTTAGCTGGGTGAAGTTGAACTGCGTACTCCTGCCCAAGCCAATCGTGTACCACGCGGAACCAGAGGATATGACTACCGCCGAATCAGCAGGCTGCATTGCCAAAGAAGCCGCGGCGTTAATCAAATTACCGCCACTAGGACTGACTGTCAGCGTCCCCGTACCCCCGTTCCTAACTAGCAGGAACCAGTCTTCTCCGACCGTTGAGGCACCGGGAAGGGTCAGGGTGCCACTACCCCCCGTCCAGACGTATGCAGAGGCTCTATCGCCGTCTACAGCCGTATAGTTAGAGGAGAATGTGGTGACGTTGTACGCTTGGTTGAGCGTCGATCCAATCGCTTTAAGACCAAGCCCCGCCAACACCGCGGCATCAGCGTTACTCGTCCCCACTCCAAACGCAATCAACCCCCAAGTACCTGCGGTGGTGGCGTTAGTGGTGATGTAGACGTACTTGGCTTCCCCCGCGGCAATTGTCGTGATCGTGTTGCCGTCATAGTCCGCTAGGGTGAAAGTATTCGCCCCAACGTTCCTAACTAGGGAATCCTCACCAACTGAGGCTTGATTTGCAGGAGGCATCCTCAACGTCAAGCTACCAACAGTAGCCGTAACGTTCATGATCCTCGCTACATAATCATTCGTCGCTGACCCGTTGATCGGCCAACTTAACGTGGTATTCGCTGACAGCGTTACAGCACGAAACGAAACGTCCGTCGGCTGGATCACATTTCCCGTAAAGGGGCTTAAAAAGCTCATGAATCCCTCGCTATCGCTTGACGGTCACCAATACGGGAAACATCCTCTGTCTTCAGCGTGTTTACAATCGCAGAATACTGCTGCTGCCACATCGGAATCCGCTCATCGTTCTTCAGGAACGGCATCGCTTGTAAAAGAGACCCGTACAGAAGAGCCTGTGGTGCGTATTGAGTGAACCAGTTAGACTGATTAGAGGAGTCCAATGGCTGAACCCTCTCGTAATACAAGACCTCATACGCATAGTCATCGTCCGGAGTCGGAGCAATCAACCAGTGCGTATAGTCGTAATCACAATAAAATAGAGGAACGTCTGTGTCCGCAGGGTCAGGCCAATACTCCCTCAGATACTCATACTTCCTGAGAAGAATCGGACTCCTCTGACCACCTACAGTGACGTTCATTGAGACGGTCTTTCTCCAACGAGCAGGCTTGTCAATGATGGCTTCACCTAGAACCATCGTGCTCGTCACTACCGTAAGATTCCCTAAGAATTTAAGATCAGCGGCTAATACTTGCTCCGCAAGACCGATAAAGGTAGGAATCCTTTCAATCGTGGCCGTGTCCGTCCTCTCCAGATACTTTTCAATATCTGTGACCAGATTGTCATAGGTCATCATGTAAGCAGGCATCACCACACCTTTTTCTTAATAGACTCAGGCTGCGGGACATACTGCTTACCTTGCCGCATCCCCTCGCGCTTTGCTCGCGTTGTGGCGGCGTATTCCGAAGCGGTTAGCTTCTCTCTTGCTCGCCGGGGGAGATAACGCTCACCCGTAGCCTCAGAACCCTGCGTAGATGGCTTTCCAGATCGAGTACCCCAATCTTCCTTAGACCATCTAGATAACGAATTGTCCGCCTTTTTTGGCCCTTTGTAACCACCCCCGGAAGATTTGTACTTCTGAGTGGCTAACTGTGCCTTCCTAGCTGACCATTGCCCCGGGCTACCACCCTTCCCAGAAGCTTTGACTTGAGAAACAATTCTCTTCCACTTCTCAGGATTGGACTTGACCGCGGAACTCATTTATCTACCTTGTTGTCCAACTTATCAAAGATCCTAGCTAACATACTTTTGATATCTGCGATATCTGCTCTGTAGTCGTCTCTAGTGACATACTGAAGAGGCAAGTCAGCAATCCGATCCTCTATTCGGATGATCGAGCGCGAAAGGGAGTTGAGAATCCAACCCCCAAACGCGCCAGCAACACCAAAACCGATGTTGATCAGGATCTGTGGATCCATCAAAAACTCCACGAAGTCTTTGGTTTGACCTTCTTCATAGCTTTATGAACCCACAGTTCCATGATTACTCCGTTCCGCCAACCTTCTCGGCTTCGGGGGCCGCTGCCTGCTGAACGCCTGCGATGAGATTAGCTACCTCAACATAGGGCCGACTCCCAAGATACTGAAGGATGGCATTGATAAGACTTACAGGTACATTGATCGTTTCCATTTGACTCTCCGTTATCGGGGAAGACCCCCGCTATGATTTTGCCATATACATGGCTTTTTCATCTTTTCTTCTTGTTACTAACCCCGGAAGCACCTTCCCCGCCGACAGGTTCCACTTCAAGAACTCCTCAGCCGCCCCCTCAAAATCGCCCCGGTTATGTTTGGCCCGAAGGGTAGACGCCTGAAGGTTCCCTAGTCCAACATTGAAAGCGAACGAAGTGAGTGCCAGATGGCGATTGCTAAGATCATCCACAGTACATAGTCGGCGTACCCCCGCCAGAAACCGCGCCAGATCCTGCTGGAGAATGCTGTCCACCTCTTCATCCGTCAGCCTCCGATCCCAACCGGCAGGAATGGCGAGGCCAAGTCTTCCATCAAACGGTACGCTAATGTGGCGAGGATCGATGACGTGACCAACACCGACAGTCCACAGACGAGCAGGGCAACGGTAAGGCTCATGCCTGACTCCTTCATGATGCCGGAGCATCTTTAGTAGATCGTTCACTTTTTAGCGAACGCCTGTGACCCGAACCAGAAACTGATGATCGACGCCCAGATGATCTGAGTATCAGCATCCCACAGGTTAGCAATCACCTCAGCAAACGGGGTTCCAAGGTGCCACGCATACGTCGCACCGAAGATGTTGATGAAACAGAGCAGCGCAAACATCCCGTAAGTGATGACGGGACGAACTAAGGCTCTTGCATTGATGACCCACCTCGATGCGCCTTCCCCGATAGCAATGTCGTGAGCGTACAGAGCTTGCTTCTCTTGTAGAGCGATCTGCTGAGTCGAGACTTCTGCGTTGATCGTAAGCTGATCCGTCCTAATTTCCTCGACCCTAGCCTGCGCCTCAAACCCGGCCTTCCTGAGTTCCAGTTCCCGCTCGATCTGCATCTGAGCCAGTGCAATCTCGTGCTTCTTGTCAGACTTGTCTTGGAAGAAGTCGAGGAGCTTGGGCAAGCCCCCAGCGAGAAAGGACAGCAGGGTTGTGAATAACGTAATCATCTAGCGATCTCCGAAAGGGCCAACATTACAACGGCAATCAACAGAACGATGATGCCGAAGATGTACTTCATTGCAGATTAAACGTCAGGTTTTTGTGCCGTGGGTAAGTCACCACCTTCTCCCCTTCTGGGCACTTGTACTTGATCGTTGCCAGCAAAGTAGCCTTCCCCGGCGCAGGTGTTTCTTTCAGCGTCAGGTAATAGGTAAAGGTATCAATGTCCGGGCCAGCAGGCCCAGAGAACTTGGGGTTTGATGACACCGCTTCTAAAACTACGCCTTTGCCATCTCTAACCGCTGGGACAAAAGACTCGACCGAGCAGTCATCCCGCTTCTTGATTCGGGCTACCGTTACCGAAATTGCCTCGGTTGTAGCTTCAACTTTGAAGTGCTCCGGTGCCCACTCGATGATGGCTCTATCCATCCAGCCAAACTTGTCAAACAGCGTATAGCCACCACCCAGCGCAGCAATACTCGCCGCCACCGCACCGATTGCTTTGTGGATGTCAATCATTCCGGCCACCGATCTACCATGAACTTAACGATGTGGAACATGATGATTGATCCCATGCCCACTACGACAGAGATAAAGATAGCATCCGAAGTGTTCTTGATGAACCTCTTCCTGCGTCTAATCTGTTCGTAAATCATCTTCTCCCGCTGCTCTTTGATGCGCCGCCGCATATGGGTGAACTCGATGTACCCATCTCTACCTAGATGCTGCAATGGCCCATAATGAAACCAGTTGTAGAGAGTCTTCTCCATCTCTCGGATCTTCACCTGCGCCGCATACTCATCAAACGCTTCGGCGGTGGCGGATTTGGCAAATACGATCCGACCAAAGAGAGGTGGCTTGGCTTGCGCCCCGCTCATCCACTCCTGTAGATCACTGACGGCAGATGCCCACTTACCCAACTGGCCGAAGACATCTTCTGCCTCTCGACCGAGTTCTACAGCCTTTTTGAGGCCGTTAAATACCGCCGTAGCAGTAGCCAGCAGGGTAACTGGGTCAAGCACAATTTACGACAGCCAAGGAAGCGGTGGCTGAATGACTGGCGGGTTCTTCTGGCTTTCAATCTGCTGCGCGACTGCCGCCTCGGTTGCCGCCTGATTCACACCATTGGCCCAGATCCAACCAAGCACTTGGTCTTGGGTCAGGTCGGCGTAGGGGACAAAAGACGCGGGGTCAGCAGCAGGCAGCGTACAGGTCGAGTAGACCGTACCGGAGTAGGTGTCTTCGGTGCCAGAGCAGCGCCAGCCGACTTGAAGAACGGCTTTGGCAGGGTCGGCGTTATCCGGGGTGGTCTCACACCACTCGATTGTCCAAACGGGGGTCATGTTTATGCTCCTTGTAGGCCAGAGGCCGCTATTTTGGCTTGATATGCCGAAATTACTTCAGGCGTCCAGACTACATTGCAGATTGCAACTACGTTTGCTGGGACGTTAGACAGGTCTTGTCCGGGGTAGCGTGACCAGCGGTGGTACTTTTTACTAATCTCCGTCCCATCTTCCAGAATCCGTGTCGCCTCACGGTACAACACGGTTCCGTTCTCGGTAACGGTAATTTGGTCAATTACAGCTTCTTTGGTCAGTGCCATGATTTATTCCTTTAGGCCGAGATGTAGCAAAACGCAGCGATGAAGTCTGTGGTGTTTTGAAAGTTTGCATCGGTAAGAGCAGCACCAGCCGTGATGGTGTAAAGAGATGCGATTGAAGCGTTTTGATCCGTGTCTATTGTTGTCTCAGCGGCTGTGACGGTAGTAAAATCAACTCCATACATTAGGTTCGCGCCGCCGGGCCTTCCAATGTTTGCAGCAGGAAACGGAATACTTATTTTTGCCAATCCAGTCGAACTTCCTTTTGCAGACAGAACGATTCGAAAACTGAAAAACACCAGACTGCCAATCTTCCGGTAAAAGCCCGTTTTAGTTGTATACGTTAAACTCGTTGATCCACCGCCAAACGTAACTTCAGGATCGAATGTTCCTTCCTCATAGTCATCCAGCGTGTTGGCGTCAGAGGATGCGGATTGGGTGGCGGGGAACTGAACGCCGATGCCTGATGTTGCTGGTGTTATAGAGCCTAATGTAATGCTGCCAGCAGTACCAATAGCGCCAGAATCGGCTACACGCAACTTGTAGGCACCAGCGCCACTGTTGTAGTACGACAATGCGTAGAAGCTATTATTAGTCGTATTTCTTGCGGCGTTTAACTGAAGTATGTTGTTAGCAAAGCTGGCATTAACTGCCGAAATAACAGTTGCGGTTTCAACAGTTGATTGATATAGCTCATGATATAAACCTGCGGCGTTGTTATACGTCCCGTTATCACTCGCCTTGAAATACCCACCCGACGTTATCCGGGCGCGTTCGCCGCCACTTGTATTAAACGCCATAAAATTGCTGGCGTGATCATATGTAATCTGGCCTTCGTATGCTTGTTGCCCAACAGTTCCATCGGCAAACATGATGTAGCCAGCACCGGTTGTGCCAGACACAATTGTCATACCGTTTGAGCCAGAAGACCCAATGACCAAATTGTCAGCTGCGCTGTTGTATGAGGTGGGGCTTGTATTCCCCACCCCCAAATTCCCACTCGCATCCAGCGTCATGGCTTGGGTGAAAACAATCGTCTGCGTGGCTGCACCGCCCGTTGCCGTGCCAGATGAAGTAGCGGTAAATACCGTACCTACGTTGTTATTAGCAGCACCAAAGGCAGTAAAGTTTCCACCGGCAGTTACGATGGTGTATTCGTTATTAATAACAATCGTGGTGGAGTTTGCTGTGCCGGAGGGGGCGGTTCGCCATATATAAACACCGTCTTTCTGATCATGCCGAGTAGCGTAACCACTAGAAATATAACGGTTAGTTCCTATAGCATCCACAAACGCATTAGCAGCCATACGGGCTTCGTTTGTACTTAATCCGTAAAAAGCAGCATTTCCAAATTGAGATACATAATACCCAGCCGATTGACCCGGCCAAGCACTCGGCGTCACCCCTAAGCCGAGGTTGCCGGAGGAGTCGAGGGTGGCTTGTAATACTCCTGTACCAGCATTGCCAAATCGTAAAGACTTTGCGTTTGACGCAATAACAAAATCGCCAGCGACTACCCCTGTCAGGTATTGGTCTGACGCACTAGTAAGAGCTAAAACACCGTATCCGCTTGTGTTTCTAAAATACTGTGCGGTGTTTGCCGCAAGAGCAGATGAGCCAACTGTTAAGGCTTCACCCGAAGAGTTAAATTGCCCTGCCCCTGTGACATCCAGTTTTACCGCAGGCGAACTCGTCCCAATACCCACGTTGCCGCCTGCCTGAACACTCAGCAGTGAAGTGCCGCCATCATACGTCTGCACGTTAAAAGCATCTTGGCTTGATGTAGAGCCTCCACGAACGGTTAATCCCTGTCCTGTTGCGTGGGTGTTGTAAATAATTGCACCGTAGGAGCCAGAAACGGCGCTTGTAACCTGTAACCTTGCCCCCGGCGAACTCGTCCCAATACCCAGACCTGTGGTGGTCAGCACCATCTGATCTGACCCGCCGCCAGCGACAAACCCTAACTTGTCTGCTGCGGGGAAAAAGATGCCGGTGTTAGTGTCAGAGGTGTAAGAGAAAACAGGAGCAGCGTTAGTGCCAGCAATAGAAGACTTCAGACTCGTGGCACTTACAGATGCACCAAAGTACGCATCCCCAGCAGCTACATACAGAGCGTAGGGGTTGGTGATCGTGATGTTCGTACCGGCACTCGGTGCGCCTGCGATATACAGAGTCGATGCGTTAGTGTAAGTAACGTTGGCATTAGTCGCCGCAATCGGCGTAATCCCTAGCGCAACAATCGCCCCCGCAGCATTAGTTGCAGCAATCGCAGAGGTAACATCAGTTACCGTACCCGTTCCTAAGTAAACCTTTGCAGGCGTGCTTGGCGCAAAAACAGCCGCGCCGTTAAAACTTGTATTCCCAACGGTGACGGTCTTGTCAAGAGTAGTTAGACCGCTGTTTGACAACCCAGTCAACGTCAGTGAACTAGACCACTGCGGGGCAGTCCCTGTCGAAGTAATAACCTGATTCGCCGTTCCAATCGACAGAAAGGTCGTAGTGCTTGCGCCGGATTGATACGGCACCGATCCTGCTGCGCCACCCGCAAGATTAGTCGCAGTGCCAATTACTACTGACGACGGAATAGCCCACACGGGGATCGTGCCGTTTGAAGTCAGAATATAAGTGCTAATTCCAATCGGGAGCTTGGCAAGCGTATTAGCCGCCGACGCATACAGAAGGTCACCCTGAGCATAAGTGCTCTGCGCCGTTCCACCGTAAGCAGCACCTAACGCATTCGTCAGGTTCAACGTATTGATCGTTGCGGTCGTACCGTCAAAGGTGAAGTTCGCAGAACCAGCAAGCGCACCAGCGTTGTTGTACTGGACTTGAGTAGTTGAGCCACCAATCGTTCCAGTTCCCTTCGTGGCGATAACCTGAACCGTCCCGCCGCTGTCCTTGTAGTACAGTTTCCCGTCAAGGATGTTGATGGCAAGCTCACCATTGACTAGATTGCCAGCAGTAGGAGCCGCTGATGCGGTCGTCGAATGGTAGATGGAGATAGGCGTGTAGCCACTAGCGGCCATGGTGAACCCCTTTTTCAGACTGTTGACGCCTTATGACCCAAGACGCCCTAATAGATTCAGATATCTTTTGCCGCGTTTCTTCACTCAAGGGACTTCTTTTTTGACCGGCCTGAGCTAACGATATTTTACGGCGAGATTCTTCTGTGTGCTTATGCCCGGGCTTGCCTTTGCGAGCCAACGAAATTTTCCTCCCCGTTTCTTCATCTCTTTTCTTTCCTCTCCACGGGCTGGGCTTGTTCTTATTTGCAAGCGCAATCTTTGCTTTTGTTTCGTCTGAGTGCGATCTGCCAAAAAAATGATTTTTTTCGCCTAACCGAACCTCAGACATTTTTTGTTTGGTCTCTTCAGAATGCTTTTTGTTTTTTCTGCTTACAGATTGCCGCTCGCAACTTTCCTTGGAATGCTTGAACCCAAACACTCCATCTCCACCTTTAGTCAAATTGTACCCATTTGGCACAAAGGTGTTGTATTGATTGATAAGAACTACTTCCATAGCTTTAAGCCCGTCAACCCCGGTTATTGACGATGCAATCTGTTTGATTTCAAAAGCTTCTTCTCCATGCTTTTGAATTGACTTGGCTAGCAACCTAGCACTGCTGTTTTTAACAAACCGATGTTCATACCACCTTCTTTGCAGTGCCCGCGTGGTAATACCAACGTATGACTTATTCGTAACCTTGTTGGTTACTAAGTAAGCTATAGCTACGTTAGCTACCATGATTGTTCCTTAGAAAGTCCCGCCAGAGATGCCGCTCCAAGTCGGCCCTGTTGCTCCGGCTGTCAATACATACCCTTGTGTTCCTAACGCAAGCTTACTCAGTGTCGTAGCGCCTGTGGCGGTTATAAGATCACCCGCGACATAACTACTTAACCCAGTTCCACCGTTCGCTACAGCCACAGGCGTAGTAAGACTGAACTGAGTGCCACTAAGAGTTAAACCAGTCCCCGCCGAATAAACCTGAGACGCAGAAAACTGAGTAAACGTTAGATTAGTCGTTCCAATGATCAAAGGATTGGCAGTCGTCAAAACATACGACTCACCCGCCCCGGTATTCCCTTCTTGTACGAAGAAGTAATCCCCTTGACCTAACCCAACAGTGCTGTCAGGCCGATACCTGTCTGCGTCCGTTGCACGAGTCAAAACCCAATTCGTACCGCCGGGATCAGGCGTTCCTACCGTAGTAACCGTATAAACGCCATTTTCAAAGGCGTTCGCTTGGTTGTACACAAGAACCCGATTGCTGACCGATAGAGTCACTCCATCAATCTGAATCGCTGCCTTTGCCCCAGAATTAGTCAACGTAGCACCAACACCGGCGTTGACTAAACCATTGATCGTCAGCCCCGCTCCATCCGTAAACGTTGTGATCTCCGGGCCGCTATACGACAGAGACAGCGTTACTTGATTCCCCGCAGGAACCGAGAACACATAGTACGCAGTACCAGAAACAATACCGTTTGCCGTAGACGAAAACACAACCTGATCGTTCACCGACAAACTAGGCGAGGTAGAAAACGTAAACGTCTTCCCGCCGGAGATCGTAGTTACCGTTACAGCCGTACCCCCGGGGGTATAGGTGGCAGTCAGGGCACTAGGAGTCTCCACCCTGACAGGGGTGTGAATATCAATCCCAGAAGCTACTTGGTCATCTACATACTGCTTTGTAGCGAGCTGTAGAGCCGCTGTAGGCGCTTGAGTAACCGTGACTGATGTCAGCCCAGCAAGGGTAAGAGACGACGCTCCTAGCGCGATAGAAGTTGTTCCAACCGTCACCGCGCTGTTCTGTAGAGAAGAGTTCGGGATGTTGGAAAGAGAGAGCGCGTTACTACTACCAAGGGCTACAGAGGCAGATCCTGAGATGCCTCCAGAATAGGTAAACGAGATCGAGGAATTAGTCAGGCTTGTATTACCGATGTTCGACAGCGTGTTGTTGCTGCCAGAAATTGTCTTGTTCGTTAGCGCCTGACTTCCAGTAAGCGTTGCTACCGTTGAATCTATCGCTACCGTCACCGCGGCAGAACCGTTGTAACTTGTCCCCGACAGACCCGTTCCAATCGTCAAAGCATTTGACGCTGTAGCCGTTACCGTTACAGAGCCGCCAAGACTGACCGATGAGCCGTTGATAGTAATCGCACTGTTCGAGAGGCTTGCGTTACCAATGTTTGATAGAGAGTTGTTTGATCCGGATATCGTTTTGTTCGTTAGAGCCTGCGATGCGGTCAACGTAACAACCGTCGAATCAATCGAAATCGTCCCAGTCGTAGTAATCGGGCCTCCAGTAAGGCCCGTCCCCGTATTGATCAGCGTCACCGCCCCGGTCGGTAGACTCGACCACGATCCGTCCTCATACACCTCGAAGGCGTTTAGGTCGGTGTTGTATCGGATCAAACCATCCGCACCGGCAGCCCTCTGAGCAGTAGTGCCTACAGGAACCCTTACACCACCCGTACCCGGGAACACAGCGTTGTTTGCAATTCTGAACGTAGGATTTCCCGTTCCGTTCCCATTAGTGATATCGATCTCACTCGCAGTCCCAGTAAGAACCCGCGCATTCACCGACCCACTACCAATAGACAACATTCCGGTCGAAGCAAGACTCGCTAACGACAGCACCGTTCCAGTCAGGGCTACCGTAGGATTACCAGAAACCCCGTTTCCATTAGTAATGGAGACCCCATCACTCCCAGACACGATAGAACGCGCTACAACCGACGAAGCACTGTCCTTCGCTATGATCCCCGTCAAAGCTACTTCTAGGCTCCCAGAAGCCGCATTAAGGGTCAGACGGTAGTAAGACTGCGCTCCGTTGTCTGTAAGCCCTAAACCGGTTCCGGTAGACAGATACCGAGAGTTCGGTAACGTAGACTCATTAACAATCGTCAGAAACGTCTGATTGAGGATTGGAGCGTTAGCTATCGCTCCGGTAGTGGTCTGCCTAGTCTGCCCTCCCTGAACGATAGGAACCGATTCCGTCCCGGTCAGAGGAAGCGCCTGCGGAAGCGAAGTAATCGTTACGTTTGGCATATCAGGGCTGCTGGCTCAGACCATCAAGGTTTCCATTGTCTTCCGGCGTTGCTTGGCTTTCTTCAGTAGATATGACGTATCCACCATAACCAGTCGTTACTATATCGTTCGGATCTACCGCTACGCTCACATCAGGACGCGGGAACCTAATTGTGATCCGCTCGGTCTTCCTTGCCGGAAGTCTATAGGGATCAAACTCATCCGCACATCCTTGATCACATACCGATAACCCCGGGAAGTTCGGATCAGGTCGCATCACGGCATGAGGTCTTTTGGCCTTGCATCTATCGCAGATTGCGATTGCAATATCCGAATACCCAAGCGTATCAAGAAACTTCGGCATGATCAGGCCCACCTACACTCGGTGATATAGCCGTACTTCTTCCCTCGCTGGATTTCAGGACGACTAATCCATCTATGAATAGTACCGTGCCTAATCCCCAGCATCCTAGCCGCTTCCATCAATGACTTGTAAGTCACGCCGTTGATAACGCAAGGTTTCATCGGATGGCAGTTTCTAAGAGATTCAATGTGCTCTTTTGAAAACCGCATTCCTATTCTTGCGTCACTTTGTTTTTTTCTAATCTCTGGCCTTCTCATCGCTACTAACACATTTTCTTTTTGTTTTTTTCTAACCTCTGGATTAGACATAGGGTTATTCAATCTAACTTGTTCAGATAGTTCTTTTTTGAACTGTTCTGTATGCCGGAATCCTTTTGCCCCAAGACCACCAGAGCTGATGTTAGCGAGCTTGTACCCCATGCTTTTAAAACAATCAATCAACAAAATTTCATGGTCAAAAGCGTCTTGCTCCAATTTCCATTCGCATAAAATTTTTACTTCATAACCGCCATATTTTTTAACAATTCTGTTCCAGACTACATTCCGGCCAAGGCTGCTATACGCCCGCTTGATAGAACCCTTTCCGATATAAAATATCGTTCCATCAGGCTTGCAATGAGCGTAAGTAGCAAAACTCATCTTGTGTAGACGTGTATGCCGGGCGTGAGATACACGGGCGAGCGATCTCTCTCTTCGTTTTCCGCAAGGATCAGGTACTTTTCAGCCTGCCCTTCAAGATATTGAGTCCTCGCTAGGTCAACAGCGGGGAGTTCTAGGCTCATCTGATGAGCTAACATCGACTGAATGGCTAGATACCACCTCTGGGGGATCTCTAGCTCTCCAGAAAGCGCCCCAACATCCATGATCTGCTTGGAATACCAGACAGTCATCTGAATAAAGGGGTCAGAAGGCACAGGCCAGAGGTAAATCTCACTCTGGGGGATGGTTCTGTTGAACCAAAACTGATAAGGCTGGTTAGCAGTGAAGTTTTTGTTCGGCAAACTGGTGTAATCGTCCCGATTCAGCCTAGCCATCGGGATTTCGGTCGAGTTATTGCCGAAAAACAGCTCTCGAACACTGATCGTGCCACCTCCGGTCATCCTCATACGGTAATACTGCACCGTTTGACCGGGCTCGATGTCATGCCAGATCCACTGATTGTCTACCCATACCGTTGCACCGGGGTCATACAGCGTATTCCAAGCGATTCCATCAGCAGAATACTCAAAAATGACCGAATAAGTGCCTGAAACTCCCGGCAAAACACCAATAGAACCGATGTACACCGGGTTATCAGTGCCGTAATTGACGGAAATGTTCCCGTTCGTTGAGGTCTGCGTGCAAAGCGTGTCAATGTTGCCGTCAAAGGCGTTATCTACAACGCCTCCAGCACTCGTTGCATAGCTCCCAGTCCCGTTAGGAGTGGGTCTATTCATCGTCCGGTACATCACATTCAATACATCATTACCCCCTAATGGCAGGTCATAGATGTATTGATCGGCTTTCAGGCCGTAAACCTTCTTCCCAATCGCCCAGTATTGAATACCGATGTTGATGAGGTTGGAAAGAACGTAGAAAAGCGACTCTCTAGCACTCAAAACCTGCTCTGAGGTCAACTCTTCTGCAAGTTTGCCGCACCTGCGAGCGCCGTGATCAATCAGCGTCTGAACACTGATAACGGTTGTGCCTACTGTTCCCGAATACGCCATGTTTTACCTCACCAATTCGGGCAATTCCACCGTTTCATAGAGGCACGAGCACGACTGCCCTTCTCACTTGCACGAGCTATGGTGTTCATCCTCGCACAAAACGAGTCTCGCCGCGGGCCTCCCTGCGGCTGGGGAGCTTTTAGGTTTGAGCCAGTCTCACGATTGTACTTGGCTCGGCCCTTGGCTGTTAGTCCAGCACCTTGAGACACAGGAAGCTTTTCTCCCCTTCCTACAGAAAGACTAGGGCCACCTTCTTTCATAGGCAGTTCTTTGTAAGACTTCTTCCCTACATTACCCTGCGTGAACTCTTTGGCAACACTAGGCTTGATCCCTACCTTCTTTGCAAAGGCAGGGTTGTTCTCCGCAGCTTTCATTAACCGGAACTGCGCCCTAGTCTTAGCAGGCATTACGGCCCCTCTTTAACCAAAAGCAAGATAAACATTGAAGACACAGCGTTGTTAGATGAACTGCCAATCGCCGTTGCTTCAACCGTTGTTTTTTCTTGAATTGCTAAAGGATACTCAAACACATAATCAGCAACACCGTTATTGATGCTTGTAACCGCCGCGGTGCGTCGAATGTTGTCGGTGCCCCTAGTCAAAAGCCTTCCCTGAACCTGATTAGACCCGCCAGATTGACCAGAAGAAAACAACCCTTGAGACAAGTACCCGGTGTACCCCGCAGGGATCGTAAAACTACCGGTGATGGTTGTGTTGTAGTCAAACTTGATGATGTCGTATGTGGTTGCAGGGACACCAGCGGTCACAACACCAGTGCCAATGTAGATGTCGCCCGCAGCGCCGTTTCCAGACCCCGCCGTGAGCACATAGGCATAGTTGACTCGCAACAGCGAAGCAGTCATCGTGACCGCCGTTTGCCCATTAAGCGTGACAGTCTCACTGACCTCGTTGTAGTTTGCGTCTAGCCCCTGTACAACAATTTTGCGAGCGCCAGTTCCTGCGCTTGTATCATTTGCATCAGAAGAACTGACTGTCATCTGAAGCGCCGCAACCGGGAAAGTGATCAGGCTTGGCAGAGGCCAAACGGTCACTTGCGCGGTGTCTACATCAGGGTTAAACCCAAAAACGGTCACATTTCTGTGGCCCTGAATCTGACCACGAGAAACTTGAAGCTCAAAAGGCTCGTATGCACCCTGTCGGGTAATCGATGAAATAGTGGTGGTCATGATTATCTTTCAAATAAAGACAGGGGCCGAAGCCCCCGTCTGGTTCAGCACTTGACTGAGCCGCCGCGCTTCTTCGCGGGAGTTACCGTAACAGACTTTTCAGTCTTGGTAACACTGCCTTCAGGCGGTTTAGAGAAGAAACCCTTGATACCCTCCATCAACTTACGGGGGGCACCAAGAATCGCATTACGCATTTCTGCGTTCTCTTCGGTACGACTCTTCTCGTAATCCTTATACGCCTTTTCGTTCTTGGCCGTCTGGATTTGATCTTGGATGTTGGCCGGTACTCCACCGTCCTTCATCTTCTGATACTTGCTGTAGACCTCGTTGGACATAGCCTTAGCACTCTTCATCGCTGAAGCATTCTCAGACTTATGGGCCTTCAGCAACCGCGCTTCCGCGGGAGTCACCGAACCACCTTTCTTAAACGTCCCACTCAACTGGTTAATACTAACCGGCTTCGAGGGAGTTTTGCGGCCTTGTGGCATCGCTACAGGGGCACCGCTTTTAACAACTCCCCCCGTAGCGTAGGCTTTTTTTGCGGCACCACCTTTCATGTAGGCCATGCCGCCACCCATCATCTTGGCTGCACCGCCCTTCTTGTAGCCGCCAGCATTAGCCTTCGCCACACCACCAGTCTTGTAGCCACCAGCGTTGCCTAGATCTACACCACCGGTTTTGGCCGGTGAATGATCAACCTTGGCAGTGACCATCTTCGTATCGCCCTTCTTTGATTCGATGATGCCACCCGCTTTGTAACCACCTTGGCCCATGACTACCCCGCCCGTCTTCAGCCCTTTATGAGCCTTGCTAGCAGGCTTACCAGCGTGTTCTTTCAACGCCTCGGCAGTCTTAGCCATCTTCTTCATTTCAGCAGCGTGCATCGCCTTCGACTCGCCGCCTTCTTTCATCATGCGACCAGCCATCCCTACCGGAGCCGCAGGTGCGGCAGCAGCAGGCATCGCCATCATCGCACGACGACGAGCAGCCATCGACGGACGCATCGGAGCCTTAGCCGGAACCATCCCCCCGCGAGCAGGCATCGCTGGTGCCTGAGCGGTCATCGTACCCATCCCAGAAAGACCACCCGCCTGCATCTTGACGGTTCCGCCTTTCTTGAGCTTGAGTTCAATTGACGGCTCCGTGGTCATCATCTTCACCATCGGCTTGAATTGGCCCATGATTACCGCTCCTTAGCGACGAAGATGTAGTCCACCGTCATGGTCTTGGCAACCGCTTCACCATTCTGAATGGCAAAGGTCGGAGTCAGATCTTCGTCATCCGGCAGATTAGTGGTCACCGAAGTGCCAGTCACCACGCCATTGACAAAATACTGAATTGCCGACACGCCGTCATAAGCAAACCCAATACGAATAAACGTATCATCCGCTAAGGTCGCTACTGACGATGTGGTCGTTGCAGTGTTGTTCTTTTCCACCAACAGACTCACCGAAGTAGAGCCGTCAGCTTTAATGAAAAACACTCCGTCCGAGACATCCAGCGGGGTCGTGTCAGTGATCTGCAAACCAATCACAACATCCGATTGAGTTGCATCACTTACCTTGAAACGGGCTTCAAAGAACAGTTTCTTTCCAGAGGCAAACCTAAAAGATTCACCTTTCTTCTGCAAAGAAACTAGATCGTCATCAGCCGCACTGTTGGTAACAAGAAGAAGACCGCCATCGCCATCAGTAAGAGCTTGCGTAGCCCCTGCGTCCGTCTCGGTTACAGTCCAATCTCCGGCTGTGTAATAGTCGAAGTCTTCCATGTAACTATGGAACAGGGTTGGCGCAGGCATTGCCAGATCAGCAAACGGCGAATCCTCTCCAACGTTGGTTAGCCCATTGGGAAACCGCGTTACGAGATTTGCCATGTCGTACTCCTAAATTAAATCGAAGGATCGGGAATCAAAGCGGACTTGCATTACACAAGCCCGCGTTTGTATTCCTTAGACCCCCGGAGTGCCGTACATGGCGCGTGGATCGGTGAATCCAACGTCATAACGCTCGGTAGCCTTGTACCGCATGGTGTCGGTCTCAAAGTCACCTTCCATCGTCTTCTCCAGACGACGACGCATTAGAAGCTTCATCCCTTCCGGCGCATCCGTCTGCACCCACCATGCCGTAGCATTGGTCAGACGCGACAGGACAGCAGCACCCTCATCCAGAAGACCAATGGACTTGATCGGGTTGATGTCGTTGTTCGCGTTGCCAGCACGCAGCACAGACTTCAGCAGAACTTCAGCTTGGAAGACGTTGCCCGGGGCCACCACCAGTTGACGGGGAACCAGACGGATCTTCTTGCCGTTGTTGTCTACCGCCTGACGGATCTGGATCAACATCTGCTCCAGAGAAGTCTGCGACAGGTTGGCCGCGGTCGTCAGCAGGTTCGAGAACGTGCCGTTGACAATCGGGTGCGACGCGCTGTTCAACTGCACGCCGTCACCGCCCGGGTAGGACGAGTTGAAAGCGCGGTTCAGAACGTTGGCCGAAAGCGTCTCTTTGGTCTCAATCAGCGACTGAGCCAGATGACGCGCATACACCTGACCGATACGGATGTGATCACCATCCTCAACAAGAACTTTGGTCAGCGCGAACGCAAGACCGTAGACCTTGTAGACGTACCGCTTCAGGAACAGCACACCACCCTGCTGATAGGTCACCGGGGTGCCATCAGGAAGCTGGGGAGCCGCGCCGAAGCCGTACAGAACCGGCTCTTCGTGATAGTTGCGGGGAATGCCTTCCTGCTCGCGGAAGACTCGTGACCATTCGTCCGTCCGTTGATCGTAAACGCCGTCGAAACATTCATTCAGAATTGGTTCGACGATGGAACGAAAGTCGGTACTACGCATCGGGGCTGCCATGACTTAGCCCTCCTTAAATAGCAATCGGCGTGTAATTCGCGCCTGAAACGCGAATCTGGCCGTATTGATGTTCAGCAATGACCGCCCGAACGATAACGAAGGTGTCACCCCAGTCATTGTCGGGATACGGGGCGATGTCAACGATACGCATCTGCGCTACACCATTGGCCCCCGCAAGCGAGATGCTCAAAGTGGCTTGCGACAGACCCGTAGTCGTCGAACCAGCAGTCGTGTTGCTCAGATCAGCTTCGTCACCGATTGAAGTCTGGGCAAGCGTACCGTCCGCCTGAATTTCATAAACGATGTTGGGATCGCTGTAGAAATAGGCGACTACCGAACCCACTTGGAACGACTCGTTCGCAGGCCAGTAGTTTGATACACGACGGCGACCCGTCGAATCAGTCCACTCGACGCCAGCAAAGGCTCCGAGAAAGGCGTCACCAGCAGCGGCCACGACGATATAACCGCCAGTGTCCATCTTGACCGGTTGACCTTTAAGAATGGTCGTTGCATAACCAGCGGATACATTACCGCTCGTAGATACTGCTTGAATACCGTTGGCAAGCGCCTGAGCGCGATCCAGACCGCTAGGGTGAAACGCGGGACGCAGGCCAAACGGAGCACTAGTTGCAGACATTGCAAGCTCCTTGTTGGTTACCCGTGGAATACGGGCGTTTTGACTTGTTCATCAAGCATTCCAAAGCCCTCACCTTCAACCTCACCGAGCTTACGCCCTCGGCTATCTCGACCCTGAGCTTGCTCGGCTTGATACCGAACCTTCTCGGCTTCCTCCATCGGAAGCTGATGGTGCATATGCAACATGACATCCTGATAAACATCCATCGGAAGTTTGTACAAGACCATCTCGTTGCATGAGATAAAACCAGTGTTCTCGCCAGCCTTTACGCGGTAATTTTCAAACCCGGGAATCTCTTCTGCTTGCACAGGTACATACCCAAGCCGAATCCGCTTATCGATGCTGTCGTATCCATTGGTGGTTGAAAGCCAGCAAATGTGCCAACCCGGAATCTCCGGAACTTTCGGAAGTGCTTGTTGCGTCCATTCGTCACTCCACATCTTGCGACGTTCCTGCGCTGAATGGAGAGAATCTTCTGCTGACGACCGGCTGGCGTCCTCGCTTGCACGAGTTTCGCGGCCACCTGCCGAAAGAGATTTTTTTAGGCGTGCATCCATTTGGTTTATCCCCTGTTCCGTGATTGTTCTGCATAACGTTTGATCATCTTGGCCCGTTTTGACGGGTCATCCCAGAATCCCGCATCTTTCATCGCTCGAACCTGTTCGGGTTCCAGAACAAAAGTATTACCCCCGCGGCTGGGAGATGATTCGCGTCCTGATCCAGTCACAAAACTTCTAGGGCGTCTCCTATTAGATTCATCCTGAGTTTGAGTATACCGATGCGGCAACCTCTTTTGCAAGCGGTTGTCAAGCTCATCCCAATATTCTTCAGTACCGGGATCCCAACCCTCTTTATGAAGACGCTGATCAATCATCTTTGCGATCTCGCTGTCTTCATCGCTTCCAGCAGGGTCATACCACGGATTACTGTTCATCCACCTCTGAGCGTGACGAACCAATTGCGGATTTACTGCCCCGTTTTCTTGAGTTTGAGTTCTGGCGGCTTCTTCTTTCGCCCGCTTCAATACTTCTACCCTACCGCGGGTTTCATACCAAAGCTCCTGCGCTTTAGCGAGTTCCGTTCCGTTGGAATGATCGCCAGCCTCTCGCATCTTCGCTAGAGCATATTGAAGCCTAAGCTCTTCGTCCTCAATCGCCTTGTCTAGCCTCGCAAGATCCGATGAATGCGTTTTCCGCTCAACAACGGATAACCGCTCCATCAACTCCTGATTCTGCCTCTGGAGTAGTTCTAGACGACGATCCTTCTCCTCGTTCGTCTTCTTTACATACTCTTTCTTAGCCCTGCGCCTAGCCCTGCGAGCAGACCTAACCGCTTCAGTGTCGTCCGGATGGTCTTCATCCGCCTCGCCACCTTCGGCCATCTCTACAGGCTCTTCCTTCTCTTCTGGAGCCATACCCTCCGGAAGTTCAACGGTTGCAGAACCGTCCTGCTCTTCCTTTACGGCTAGTTCCTCTTCTTTGACTTTAGGGTCGCTCATACAAACTCCTCAATCATTTCTTTGGCTTGGCGTGACGATGTCATACACAAGACTAAGGCGTGAGCCATCTTGAGAAGCTCTTCGTCGCTCATTGTGCTTTTGAATGCATTTACACACACACAAACAAGGCGCACGTTCCCCGGGATGTAACCTTTTGTGTTATCAATTCGATCAACCGATATGGATGTAGGGCTTGTTTTTCCAGTCGCCCACGTCATCTTGATACCTGACAAAGCGCAAAGCCCTTGTTGGCTGTCATAGATTTCCATCAGGTATTGCTGATCGATTGTTGTTTCAGCCCGTTTTCTTGCCAAAGCCAAAATTGATGTCAACGCATAACGAGGAGTTCGCCTATTCCTTTCTTGATGCTTGGCTAACATCTTTTCTTTGTTTCGCCGATAGTACCGCTGCTGGTATGTAAGCTTCTCGGTTTCCATTACACAAACGCCTTCATGCTCAAAGGATCACCCATCACTTTTGCAATGACTTCGTGATCGTTAAAAATGGCAAACAACGCCGGTTCATCGTCTCCGTCCACCGGAACTTCCCAGCGGTCTCCTCCCCATTTAGGGACTCGGACAAACTCCCCAGCTTCGCACCACGACCCTTCGGGCCAAGCTTGCATCGTGTCCCTGTGGCGGTAAGCCAGCGGGCCAATAGCAACAACTTTAGCCACCATGTTTTGCCACTTTTCTGCCTCTTTCGTTTCCGAAACAAGGATCAAACCACCCTGACTCTTCTTCTTGACACGACGGAGTTGCACAAGGATCCGACCGCCAAGAGGTTTCGCACCGGGTTCCACGCTCGGAAATGCCCAAGCTAATTCAGCGCCGTTAGACGCTACCGGTTCATTCATGTTCATCGTCTTCTCGCAAAAGATTGTTAAGGATATCGAGGGAATCTTGCAGTCCTCGATATTGACCGACCATCCGCTGATAGGCTTCCCATGTAGGCGCGTTTCCATTCGCCAAGGAAAGAGCTATTTCGCTCTGTGAAGCTTGTATGCCAGAGATCAGGTCACTTACGGTTTTCATTTTTTCTTCAGCAGCTTTGGCTCCTGTTTGGTGGGTTGTTGTTTCGGCTGCATCGACTGCCCGTTAAGAGGCACGCCCATAGCAATCCGCTTGTGCTGTTTAACAAACTCGCTCATCTGCTCTTTATCACTCATTTTCAGCTCCTATTGAAGTTTCGAGTAATCAATCACCGTTTTGTCCTGATCTAGCTTCAGCCTCGCAGCGTCCCTAGTCAGCCTTGCGGTCTCAATACGCTCCTTCGTCTCCTGATCGCCCTGTGCAATCGCTAAACGAAGTTGCAGATCCTCCATCTCCATCTCTTGCTTCTGTTTCAAACTCAACATATCCAACTGCAACTTCTGCTGCAAAGCTTGACCCTTCAATTGCATCTCCGCGGCGTCACGCTGCTTCCTGCGCTCGGTCTCGGCCATACTCGTCTGCAAGAGAACCTGACCATCAGGCGTCAAGTCAGGCTTCGGCTTGAACTGCTGCATCGTCTGAACCATCTGCTGAATCACAGGCATGATCCCAGACAACGTTTGCTGAGAATCCATGTCAACGTGCTGCGAAGCCGATCCATATAACTTGTCTAGATCCTTCGGGTCATTTAACAGGTCATAGTCTTCCGGCTTCTTGCCTATGGATTGATGGATATAGCCTTCCATACGGTTCAAGTACCACAGAGCTAAATGCTGTTTGATGTGCTCCATCGCTTTAGGAAGAAACGCAGGTGCAATCATCGGGTTCCCGCCAAACACCGGGTTCTTCGCATAATCCAAGTGAGCCTGAATATGCCCCAGATGATCCTGCTCCGGATACGCAAACGCCGCCTGACCAATCGTCATCGCTACGTTCTCGTTTGCGGGATCCATCTTGGTCGGCCCCGGCATATCAATCATGATCTCGTTGATGCCCGGAACCTTCAGTTGCTTCAAAAACCGCTGAACCACTACCTTCCGATTGAATAGGTCTTGGTTCTTCTCCATGATCGACATCACCGCTTGGCTCTGCGCCATACGTTGCGTCTCAGAGAAGATATGAGGATCGCTTACAGGAATGACATCGCTGACCTTAGCGAAATCCTCCCGTTTAATATCAAGATCAACCATCTCCTCATCCCGCCGCATATCCTCTAGATACCAGCGGTTGATCCTCTGGAGAATCCTCAAGACCCTCGCCTGACTCTTGTGAAGCCTTGCGTGAATACTTGAAAACACCGCGGCACCCTGCTCAATCAGAGCCTGCGTCGTGCCTACAGGGGTGTTCTGACCTACATCAGCAATCTTTTCTTCAGCAGTCGTCACCACCCCCTTCGCCGCAGTCGTCAACCAACCAAGAAGCTGGAACAACACCGGACTTGGGGGATTAAAGGGGAAAGGCATCGCAATCTTGCGAACGTCATCCACACCCGGGGCAGCTTCAATCTCGGCAACCTGAGTAATCTCAACCTGCTGGCTCTGCCCCGACAACTTGGCTCCCTTGAGCTTCAGCATCGTCGCAGCGTTGTTGATATGGGCAGAGTCTAAAAGCGCCCTCAGAGAGCCTGTAAGGGCCGCAGAAAGCCCTCCAATCAGGTGCGGGAGACCAATCGCATACGCCCCGCGCCAAGGGATGAACTTGAACTCGACAATCCAGTCGAGCTTGTCCATCGTCTCATCACCCTCCTCCCAATTACGGTAGAGACCAATCACCTCAGTCTCTAGCTCGTCAATCATCAGGATGTAGGGGGCCATCTTCCCTTTCGTGAACCGGTCACTGTCAATCTCTAACCATGTATAAATATGGTAGACCCGACGAACACCGTCTTCATTGTCGTTCGGAGACCTGCCCTCGATCTTGTCGTTCGCCTTCTGCGGGCCAGTAGGCTCCGGATCCATCGTGGCTCGAATGTACGAGACATCTCGATACATCCCAGAAGCCATCCGCTGCCGGTACTCATAGTTAGACAGATCGTGGACTTCAGTTGCCCGCTGCGCCGTGTAAAAGTTCGTCGCCGCAAACGGAACAATCACGTTATCAATCGGCAAGAACTCAGCGCAAGGTCTCTTCAACCGCTCGTCGTACCAGAGCTTTAGATACTGCGAGCCTCCAAGCGGAAGCTGCGTCAGCATCTGCTCCATCTCGTCTGAGAACTCCGGAATCTGCTCCGTAAGCTGCCAATTCATGAAGTCGCGCTTACGCTCCGCAATCTCAATCTTCTCTTTATCTACATCCCCGAGAATCTTCGTCCGAGTCGGGCCATCTGGCGGAAACAACTCTTTGATCGCCCTCGAAGCAAAGTCAACACACCCCTCAGCCATCACCGGGTGAACGACCTTCGAGGCACCATTGAACGAAGCGCCGCCGGGCGCGTCATTCCCTAGACCCGTTCTCCGAATACCCTCTTCGTACTGCTTGTCCCTCTGCTTACGGGCTTCCTTGTCCTTCTCTACTAGCTCGATGTACTTCAGTGCAAACTCTGCGATCTGCAACGAGTCAATGTCGTCAGAATCCGCAAGGTTCTCGTAGAAGTCAGGGTCTTCCATCGGGCCTTCAGGGAGCGTTACAACAGCAGAGCCGTCAGGAAGTTCTTCAATCTCTGACTCATCAAGAATCAGCTCCTCTTCGACAGGCTCTTGCTGGAGCAGATCACCTTGAGCTAGACCTCCCATGCCGGGGATCGCTCGTCCAAAATCCTGCTCAATTGGGAATTCAGTTGCCATGTCTTATTTCCTCAAGGCGGCAAGGCCGCCCTTCTTTTTGCCCGTAAGCCGCTTCATGGCCTCTTCGTACATCTTCATTTCATCAATGTACTGCTGGTCAATTACTTGCCGCGGCCCGTAGCTTTTCATCATGTTTACCGGGTCAACTTTTGCCTGTACATCTGGGCGGGAACGATACCACGCGGCAAAGTCTGGGAACGAGACTTCGTAAGGCACAAGATACTTAGACTTGCCGATAGCCTGCCCGGGGATGTCGTATTCGTATGTAGGATGACTGGAAGGAGTCAACTTCCCTTCTGGGTTCATTTTGCCGATTGCATAACCGGTGATTCCGGTTTCTACGTTCCTCAATTCCGGATCAGTGATCGCAGACTGCACTACCTTCCCGGGGAACGGGAATCCTACCTCTTTAGCAACGGTTGGCTTTTCTAAAACCTCAGATATCTGTTTTCTGAGCTTGCTATCCATCTGGGCTTGCAGTAACAAATTGATTGGATCTTCAAACCCTGCAAACTGCGGGAACTGCTGTTTTGGCGTCCCCTTCCTTACCAAGTTGTTGAGCAGCTCAATTTTGTCTTTTGCCAACTTCTCAGGCTGGAGCACAGAAATCAAAGCATCCAAGTTGTGCATTGCAAATCTTGAACTTTCTGGCGACATCTTGATGTACTTGCCAAGAACTTGCTCCGGCCCGTACTTCGCCGCCATTTCCTTTACAAGATTTTGCACCGCTCTTGCAGGACTGAGATTTGACGCCCAGAACACTTCGTCCAAGTTGGCACCGTACCTCGGGCCTCCGTACAACTGCACCGGCGTTTCTGGCCTTACGTCACCAACTTGTACTAACTGCTTGCCGCCTCTCGTTGCAGACTCCAAACTACCGGGCGCAGCAACTTGCCCCATCGTAGGATCCCCGGGGACTCCAACAATGACTTTACCTAATTGTTGTTCATAATCTATAGGATTTACAGGGCGATCAGGGATCGTGCTCTCAACGACCATCGGAGTGCGCTGCTCTAGCTCATACAGCAACTGCGACTTGCCCGCGGGGTTAATAGAGGATTCAGGAGACACTCGGGCAAATCCCGGCTGAGTTTGCTCCGCAATCCTCCTAGCTATTTCATCAATCTCTTGCTTAGATTTGGCGGGCGCTCTTGAAGCCGCAGCGGCTTCTCGCGCTAATTTAGTGCTTTTCTTCCCCGCAGCCCTTCCCGCGACCTTCCCAAGAAGACCGCCACCAGACATATGCGCTAAACCACCATGCGCTTTGTTTAACTCTGGGCTAGTGATGTCGTAGGTTCCGCGATTGCCGATGGCTGACTTGATTTGATGCGGGCCTTGCAAGACTACGGTTGTGCCGTCATCAAAAATAACTGAGTCATGGCCCTGCGACCGCAACGAGTCAAAGAACTGCGACTGGGCTTTCTTGTAATTGCCCACATTCATGCGCTTGATGTCGTCGTCAGTGATCTGGTACGGATTGGTGGCTCTCAGATATACGGGCATAACACGGTCAGCCGTGTTGACTTCTTTGTATTGTCTCGTGTCAAAGTCGTATTTCAGACCTTTGCTGTCGTTATCTTTAGCGTAAGCCGACGCCACATCCGTTGATGGCGTAAACCATGCGCCGTTCTTGGGGACATTAAACTTTGAGAAGTCTTGATCCTTAGATGTGCCAGTGTACATCCGTTGCTGAACAGCACTATCGGCAAGAAACTTGGCTTTGTTAACTTCCGACTCCGCGGGAGACAACACAGTTTTTGCTTGCTTTGCAGCCGCCGCAGCAGCCTTTCCGATCACCCTCCCACCTCCAGCCATCTTGACTTCGCCGCCCTTAGCCATCGCCTTCTCTAAGGCTCTACGGGCTGACTCTACGGCTTTATGGTTGACTGAGCCGCCTTGCTTGTATGAATCCCCAATAATCTGACCAGAAGCGTTGTATTTGAGGCGCTTTCCTTCTGGATTGATTGCATTGTGAAGTGTCTGAATCTCTTCGCCGGTCAGCCACATATGATCCGGAACGGGAAGGTTTAACGCCTCAATCTTTCGCTGTTCTGCATCGTTGAATACGTCAGTATATCTACGCAATCCAGCGTTCTGAGGGTCTCCGACCTGCGACCAGTTACCAGAACGAACAAAGTCTTGAACAAACGGAAGATATTCATCTTTTGGCTTGCGATTTTGCTTGCCTTTGATTTGAACAATCTGCCCCGGCAAGTTTGGGTTGTTTAACTCTTCTAATTTTTTAGCGATGTAGTTTCGGCCCCCCAAATCGCCATTTTTCATCGCATCCGTGACCCCGCCGGGGAACATTGCGATAACCTCGTCTGCATCATATTTTTTTGGCGGCTGAACCTCAATCGTTACATGAGGCTCGCCCTTCGCATCCCTCAAGCTAAAGATTTGGCTACGGCCTTCTAACACATCAGGGCAGTAGCCACCGACGCAGTGACCCATTGTGTCGCCTTCGTACTTTAAGGAGTCTTCAAGGGCTTTATATCCTTCCCCACCATTCCTGTTGTAAAACCGCAAAAGGGCGCTTTCTGGAGAATTAGTAGCTTCTATCTGAGTAATACCTTTAGGATCGGATACTGTATGCAGAAGACCGTATCTTGGGTGATCAATCGTATCTAGCTTCATTCCCTCTGGAAGCGTGTAGCCTTCTGGTACTGTTTTTGGATTGGTCAGCTCAATCCACCTGTATCCCTCTGGATACTCCTTGTGGACTGGCATCCCTTCTGTGGCTTTGATCTGCGCCTCTCGCATCTTCTTAGCCATCTCTTGGTCGTACTCATACGTCCTGCGAACAGCCTGCTCCATGCTGACTTTGTTTAATTGCTCAGGACGAATGCGACCTTCGTTCAAATCTTGTTTAAGAACATCAACAATGTGATCAAAACCCGTATCTCTATAAGACCAGTTACCAGCCTTGGGGGAGTAAACAGGGGTGCTTGGATCAACTTTTAATAACCACGGATTTTCTTGCAAAATGTTTTGATATTTTTGTCGAGCCATCGCATCAGTGCTTCGAGCTATTGCAATGATGTCTCCAGCGGATTCAACTTGCGCTGTTTCGTCTGCAATTGTTTCCCAATTCTGGGCTTGTGGACTTTTCCCCATGCCCTTAGACGGGAAACCAAGCTCCTCTCTTGCGAACTGCAACACAGATAAACTTCTATCTGGTTCGTATTGAAATCTGCCTTGCGGCTCAATGCCCTGCTCTGCCAACTTCCGAACCGGATCCTCCGGTGTTGCCATCTCTTTCTTGATGTAGTTGGTCAGATTGCGGTCAATCCATTGATCAACCGCTTTTTGATTTGCTATCGTTCGTTCAGCCTCCGCATAACGGGGTAAATCACCATACTGCTGCCTCATTTGGCGCACATCTTGTAGCGCAACTTCTGGGTCATACGGAGTTTTGAGTTCTTTAATAGCCTTCTCTACGCTTCCTGTCAGCCAGTTACCACCTTTCGGCTTGACGACATCCATCAACAGCCCCTGCCGCCGAAGGATGTCCTCTGCTACGTTCGCAGCAGCGGGAGCCATCGCTCTACCGGCTTGCCTGCCTTTCTCCGCTAGTTGCCTGCCTACGCCCCTACCGACCCCTGCAAAGGCTTGTAGCTCAGGCAGCGGCCCAGTCTGAGGGAGTGACTCCAGAACCTCTCCTAGCCCCGCTAAATGGCTAGGGCCACGTTCTGATCGCGGCATATACATATTCCTCAAGGCGAACTCCATCGGGTCGCCTTGGGTCTTCTGGCCGGGTCTGAGGGCATACATCATTGACGGCACCGCCAACCCAACCAATGACCCCATCGACGCCATCGCATCGGCTGCACCTAGTACGTCCTTGGGGAGGTCTTTGATCCTCTCCATCGTCGTAGGTTGTCGTTGGAATAGCCTCGAGGGATCACCACCAAGAATCTCTGTAGCCGGTGGAACGTCTGATACCGGCGGCTGAGTAGGAACACCGCCAAGGATCGACTGATCGGCCTGCTGGCGGCTTTGGGCCATCCGCAAAGCGAGTGTCATTGCCTGCTGAGGATCCATGCCTCCAGCAACGAGTTTTTCGGCTATAACGTCCGCACTACCGGCAAAGTCATTCATGATGGCCTCCTGCCCGAATCATAAACTTACGGGTGCGTCAAGTCCATCAGGCCGCATATGGATTCTCTCTCGTCCTGCCGGTATCTACATAGTCGTCTTCGTCCCAGTCGTCTCTCGGCGGCGGATCGACTTCTAGCCAGCCAGCATCTCTGAGCCATCTCAGAGCCTGCGTACACGCATCAACGAAATCGTCATGGGTTGACTCAGGGAACGAACAGATCTGGCTTACAAGAGGCTCGGCCCAGTCTTTGACGTAGCCCTTCCGCTTATCTGATTCAGGGATCCACACTCTCCCGCGGGCAATGATATGGGACACAATATTCAGCCGCTGGATCTTGTCGGCACGCCCGGGGTTATAGGCAGCGACAGGCAGGTGCGCTCGCCTCAAGTCCTGAATCAGCGAGATGCCCGCGGACTTGTCTTCAACGAGGATTGTGTCTACCCGCTTCTTGTCCCGGCCCTCGCCGAAGATCACCTCGTACTCTTCCTGAACCTTCTCTCTCAGTTCGGGGTACTGGAGCCGATCTTGCCAGCAGTCGATCAGCATCACGGACATCGGGCCGTCAGTAGGCTTAAATACACCCCAAGTCTCCGCGGCAGTAGGATCATTAACGGTCTTTTCGCTAGTTGCACAGTCGTAGGACTGCACGATGTACTCGAAACGCGGAAACTCTTTGCCAGCAGGCCAGAGCCGGAACCAATCCCTTCTGACCATCCCCCCATCTTCGGGGTCGATGATCTCAGCATAAATCTCCTGTCTGCCTAGCTTCGTACCCTCGTACTGCAAGATCTGCTTGCGGAAGCTGTCCGACAGGTTGTCAAGGTTGCTATAGGTGCTGGCAGTCGTCAGGGCTACGTCATCGCCCTCCCTGCTGACCAGATCGACAATCAGATCCTTCGGCTTCGGGGTTGTAGTACAGATCAACCGAGTCGGCATAGTTGGCAACTTCAGGCGCAGGCCGAACTGCATCTGATCCCAAGCCTCCTGAAGGTAGTCCCAAGCCGCAAGCTCGTCGCACCATCCTCCGTGAAACTGTGGCCCGCGGAATCGCTCGGGTTCGCTTGCAGGAATGCCCTTAATCAGGCTTCCGTTAAGCAGTTTAAGCTCGTGCAATGCTTTGTTGTAATCGGCTACAAGCTGATGCGGGATAACCGCCAACAGCCCGGAGTCACCCTCAAAGCACGTTGCCCGCACATCAGACGACGTAGGAGCCGCCACCAGCCAACGAGTATTGGGATACGACCAAGCCCACCAGCCGATCTGCTCTGCCGCGGTTCTAGTCTTCCCTGCGCCCCGGCCTGCTAGCATCAGCCAGATCGACCACCAATCGCCCGCGGGGAGGATCTGGTGCTTGTGAGCTTGTGATAGCCACTTAGCCCGCCAAGCGAACGCCACCTGATCCTGCGGGGCTAGCTTCTCGAACTCAGACCGGGTCTTCGGATCCCGCAGAATCTCTAAAACGTCCATGATTGTTGCAGCGCATCACACTGGGGAAGTGCCGATTTTTTCGGGCCTGTATCCACTAGTCTGCTGCACTGCGTCATTCGACCTGCCGTTTGGACTCTAGGTTCTGCAAGACAGCATCAAACAGCAGCTTGGACTCGACTTGAATAGGAGGGGCGTTATCAGCACCGGTCAAGGCTACGCGGTCGCCGTATCGCTTGGGATTCCACTTGGCTAGCAGCTTGAGGCCGATTTCGGCTTTCGCCTTCTGCCACTGGACATACCCGGAATCAACCCGGCCACCGCCTTCAGAGAGGATGCGCTCAGGCTCCTGATTCATATCTAACCAAATCTGCTCTGCAATCGCGTCTTGCCCAACTTCACGAGCACGAGCGATGGCTGCGGAAAGACCGACGCTGTTTTCTCCAGCAGCGTCATCCTTATACATCCAATCGTAGACTGTTCTCCACTCTGGGAAGCCTTCTTTACGGCAGATTTCTCTTAGGGGAATGCCATCAGCCAAGAGGCGGCACATCTCTTGTGCAACTTCAGGGGAGTATTTAGAGGGTCTGCCGGTCTTTTGCGGTTCTGTCAGCCCTCGTACTTTTTTCGGGGTTTCTGCCTTGGGCA